CTACCATGTCTCCACTCTATACTTTATACTCACTCGATCGCTGTGGACATACGATTTGTTTGAGTTGATTCCTTTGGTTTTGAATCGGTGATTGGATTTGAATTTGTATGGACTGTCCCACGGCATATTAGATCGTGCCATCTTGACCCGCTCACATTTCCCCTCCCCTCCGTTCCGTGTTCCACGACTCCAATTTCGACGCGTTATTGGCTGACGATGCAATTTGGCCCAATAGGTAGGGGCTATCCTATCCCTTGGGGGTTTCCGACGGTTCTCGGGTTATGGTTTGTGTGAGGTTGAGATGTTGTAGCACACCCATAACTATTCGATCCATAGTTACAGTGACTAATATGTGGCTCCCGTTGTTTCTGAGTTTGCTCGCAAGCATTCTCAAAGAGTCTGTAGTGTCCAATTACAGATCTCTTCAGACTAGTATTACTGCTGAGTGGTTACAGCAGGCGTATCCCTATTCCTTGGAAAACGACCTTTACTGATCTAGCTAACTAGACTAAGCCTGCCAAATCAAGGAGCTCCGGTTCACATTCTGTCCATAGAACCTCGGCTTTGCCGCCGACGGCCATCAACGCGTTGTCTAACGAGATGGCCAGAGACTCACCTGTCTCTGCGATAACCTTGAAAGTAGAAATAGCTTTGTCCACACCGTTGGAAATTCGCTCGATAAGACTGAGCTTCGGTGCTTTGATGGGATGTGACGCGCCTGTCAACATCCACGATTGTTCTCCAGTGGTATCTCGCAATCCATTCACCATAAACTGGGGATTGTAAGGTACAAAAGCATCACTGGAATCATGTTTAACAGTAACCACTCCCGAGAATGGTTCGTCAAACGTGAACACACTCGCCTCAACGGCGTCTGTGGTGTCATCGATATAAGACCCTGTCGGCATGTGTGAATGAGTGATGGCCAACGTGCTATGTTTGTTGTGGCCATGTTTACTCGTACCTTGGGTACCATCGTACATACGATGATTCAAATCATGCTTCACTCCTGAGACATTATCCCCAAATAGTGCGGGGCGTTTTGTCGCAACGGTGTTATGATCGATTAAACTAGAGACGTAGTGGGCTGATTTCGGAGTCCTATGTCCAACTCGAGGCATTATTAGTTCTACCTCATAGTCGACAAACAAAGAACCAAATGTTCGATTCTCACCTGCGATATCCATAAGCGAGACTGCTACATATCCGAGATCAGTTTGTCTCAGTTCTGTAGAGTCTAATGCTTCTGCATGTGACAGGCGGATGAACAGCGTTTGGTTCAATCTGGCTGTTGGGATTTGCAATGCTGCCGGTTGGTAGACCGTCGTCGTGCGCGCTCCTTCCGCGTTGTAAAGCGCACGGCGATCGCGAGGTACAGACTCTGAAGGGTCATAGATAGGACACATCGACAGCGACCCTGCGTAGAGGGTGCTGATTGTTGGGACGTATCGAAACTTGACGCTCCTGAATTTGTATTTCTCAAATCGCGCTGCAATCCCTGTGAGCCAGGGAAAGGTGATGCCATCGCCTGGATTAAGCGATAATCTAATGGGCCGCGCCAACTCTGTGTCGTTGGGCCCAGCTAATCCACTTGATGTATTAGCGATGGCAGTCATAGAGTCTACTGTTCCACAGTACTCCGAGTGTTTAATGCGGAAACCCCCATTAGCTATTGGGGTAACGGCCACATTGGTGTTTCGTTGTTGTTGGTTGCGTGTTTGTTTCGGTGGTGCACGCGAACCCCGCTTGTTGTTGTTGTTGTTGGTAACGTGGTTGTCTTACCGGCGTTGATACGTTATTCATACGCCGGGCATTGCCCGAGGGTTCAAACTTACTGTGACGTCTCCGTCATGTCAGGCGCTTTCACCCACAACCTTGGCTAAATAGCCATCCTATTTTCCTAGTGAGCGTTACTCGTAGATCCTAAGGGCATATTGGTTCTTGAGCCCGTAATCAACACTAGCAGATCCTTGATCAGTTTGCCGCTCCGCACTTAACGAAGGGTCTTCCCGTTTTCTTGGGCATTGTTAACTCCTGAGGTATCGACGTTACTCGATTTGGTTGGTAACCGTGTCTGCTTCTGGGATTGCCCAGTTACGTTTGGTTGCAGGGGGTATTTTCTGCCTTGAACCCCTCATTCACACTCCACTAACACTTCAGCTTGTTAGGGCAAGCTTTCATGGTGTGTGCGTGAATGATACCTAGCCACGCAATCAGTCGGTCTCTGATTTCCCTTCGCGGGGGCTAGCGTCAAATGGTGGATTAACCACTGTACGGGTGTACAACGAGCTTATCTGCTTGAACTGGCTGAACATAAGCTCTAAAAAGGGGGGGAATGAATGTACGCAAACCAGGCTCGGGTGTATTCCACTGCTGTGCAGGCAACTCATCATAATGTCGTTCAAGTGATCTCTGCGCATCTGGAGTAATGCCAAATGCTTCATAAAAAGAGATCCTCTCACGTTGAGTTGGGGTCCTGAATACACGCTTGCCAACTGGCAAATTGTTTGCGTTCCACCATGAATGGCGATAGTAAATATCACCTTCTCCTGGTATCCATGGTGTAGCTGCTTTTGCGATCCATCGGTAGTGGTTTTGCAACACCGGTACTCCTACCGTCTGTGCTAATCCACAACCTGCAACAGCGCCCATCCACTTGTTAAATATTTTACGGCTACTTAAATCTTTAGTACTCACCAAATCCGAATACAGTCGCTTTTGCGGCTTCGGTACGAGGATATATCCATGATCCTCGTTGTACACTGGTTTTCCCTGACAAAACTCGATGTCCTCCAAATGGTACTTAATCCCCTCTACTTTCATAGTGAGACCAAGCTTCAAAAACCAATTTTCCAATGGTTCGAGAACACGGCCAAGATCTTTCGCCTCGACGATTAGCCAACCGTCGTCGCCATCATTTCCATAGCGGTATTTAACCCCCACTTGATTAAGATAAGAATACATTCCCAAACACATAATCACCACGTTGCGCAGTGACGTGTTCATATCTCCCGACATACCACAACCGTCTACAGAATACTTTATTACACCGTCAGGTCCGTAAAAACGGCCTTTGTTGAGTATCTGTGCGTTCAATAATGAACGCAGTTTGGTCAAGCCAGAGACATGAACATCCTGTGAATACCACTCAGTGATCGCATTAGCGGTCATGAGCAGTGCTGCATTTAAGTGTTGGTCAAATCGAGCAGCATCTAATTCAATTGCTACTGGATTCTTGAACTCCTTCCATGCTTTGTGAATTGCATTCCCACGTTCAATGTGGGTCCTTCCTTTTTGTACGGTTACGTGCTTACCCGTATTGTCAAACATAAGATCTAAGTCCATGTAGATCGAATGTTCTAAGTGTTTTATCCACCTACCTAACTGTAGATTAAATTCCGGAGAGCGTGGTTGAATGATACGAGGCACTTCTTTGCAATATTCATCTTTAGTAAAACATTGAACTTTGCTAGCCTTACTGATGTCAAAGGGTCGTCGTTCTGCTTTCACGGCGACAGCTGTGAAAACTTTCTTCTTCGACCCGACATAACAATCCAGGAACTCCTGAGTTGTTAGAGGGGCTTTCCTACCTCTCTCTAGTGCTAGTTGACGCATGATCTCCATACCATCAGCTAACGTATCATAAACAACCTGGAACCCACGTCCTCGTGCTACCATCTTCCTTTCAGAGATATCTTTAATGTGTTCGACAGACTTAATAACAGCTGCAGTCTCCCAAGGTTTGGGCGCACGCTGGTATTTTCCGTTGAGTTTCACAAAGAAGACACGCTCCATGATGGCATGTGTCACGGTGGGTAAATCGTTGTTAGGTATACTCCAATCTGGTCCAAAATCGCCACGTACGCGATAATAAACCCGAGGCCCCTTCGGCCTCTTTCCTGCCTGCCTAGTGTAAATGACTTCGAAGGAATCAGGACCATCCAACTCATTCTGAAGAGTTAATGGTACACTCGTTTCAGAGGTGGTCCCAAAGCATTTACCTAAGCTTCCTTAGACAGATAATTGGACATAAGACGTCTGTACTGTTTTCCCTCCGACCGCTGCCTCCTTGTTAAACCGCTTGATGTCCTCCTCACCTAGTGTAGGTTCAAAGTACATTTTCACAGCCCAATCAACCACGAGGATCATCTCCTTTGCTCGCAGTGATTTGAAACGTGGATCTCCCATCTTCTTGAGAGCGTTGACAGTTCGGGAACACACAGTAAACACCATAGCCTTGGTTTCTGCGTTAGGGTATAGACGTCCTAGTTCCAAATAAGCGCTATTGGCAATGTCCCCACTTGCTAGAGGAATTCTAATGCCACGCTTGTTTGCTCGTACGTGATTGGTGGTGCGCACGACGAGACTTGGTGTATTGATCGCGCCCAATACACGGGTGACCTTCTTGATAACCATCGGTTCATCGACAACCTCGCTCGGCGCGGTTGTTGAGCCCTCAGATCGTACGGTTGATGTACTCACTTCCTTGGGAATATCTTTTGTCACCTTCTTTTCTTTCTCCTCACCACCGCTATAGTAGAACGATTCGAAACCAGTTTCTACTTCGATGTCACCATGGTGTACCGCCCGAACAAGATCCGTTAGCAAGTTCTTTGCTACTGGTTCGATTTGATCGGCCATGGAATGGAGAATTCCTGCGACAAGTCTAGTTCCATAGACTTGGGTGGTGAATAGTAGAGCACTCTTAAACTTAAAGCTGCTACTACCTCCACCAAATTTAGTACTTACGCGCGAAGCACTTGCCCGGAGCCACCCAGCAATGTTGCTTCTAACAACGGTCCTTGCATCATCTGTCGTCAACTCGACGGTACCTATGGCATGACAAGCCTCAGATTCATGTTTTGGTACACCAAAATCAATGGTCACCAATGAATCCGAGATCATGCTTACAGTCCCCCCGGTTAATGATTCAGGAATGTTGTCGCTGGAGAGCATGTTCCTACTCTCTTGTGTGATATTATTTAACGATGTTAC